GGGCGCTGCAATTTGGTGGCAAGCCTATCTTTAAACATAATGCCCGTATCTATAACTGCATCACTTCTTTCTGTGATCGCTTGCGTTTCTTTCAAGAGTGTATGTATCTTTTGCTTTGTGGTTGTGGTACTGGATTCTCTGTGCAAAAACATCACATAGAAAAGCTACCACCACTAGTAAGAAATAGGAACGGAACGAAGAAGTATGTTATACCAGACACAATTGAAGGCTGGTCTGACGCTGTGGGTATACTAGTAGCAAGTTATTTCAACCAAGATGAATTGTTTCCTGAGTATGTAGGAAAGAATGTTACTTTTGATTATTCTGAAATTAGACCTGCTGGAGCTTTTCTTAATTCTAGTGGTGGTAAAGCACCCGGTCCAGAACCATTAAAAAGCGCGCTATCAAATATTAGAAAGATATTAGACAGGGCGCTAAAAGACTTAGAGTTCTGCGATAAGTCAATAAGAAGACTTACTTCAATTCAAGCTTATGACATAGTAATGCATAGTGCCGATGCCGTTATTTCAGGCGGTGTTCGTAGAAGTGCAACTATATGTTTGTTTAGCCCAGACGACGAAGAAATGGCTAAAGCTAAGACTGGCTCTTGGTTTGTAGACAATCCACAAAGAGGTAGATCTAACAATTCAGCTATATTACTAAGAGATAAAACAACAACAAAACAGTTTTCTGAATTGATGCAGTCTGTTAAGGAGTTTGGTGAGCCGGGTTTTGTATGGTCTGACTCTACAGAACTAATAGTCAACCCCTGTGTTGAGATTGGTATGTGGCCTGTGGACGAAACAACCGGCAAAAGTGGTTGGCAGGCTTGCAATCTAAGTACTATTAATTGCGCAAAGATAAAAACAGAAGAAGATTTTCTTGAAGCGTGCAAAGCCGCTTCAATCATAGGGTCTCTTCAAGCTGGATTCGCTTCTTTTCCTTACTTAGGAGAAACTAGTGAGAATATAGTAAAAAGAGAGGCTTTGCTTGGAGTGTCAATGACTGGCATTATGGAGCAACATGAAATATGCCTAAGTCCTGAAGTACAAAAAGCCGGAGCCAAGGTAGTTAAAGATGAAAATAAAAGAATTACTAAAATCATTGGAGTCAACCAAGCAGCACGTACAACATGCGTTAAGCCTGAAGGTACATCTAGTTGTATTCTTGGTACATCTTCTGGTATTCATCCTCATCATGCCAAGCGTTATATTAGACGGGTTCAAGCTAATAAAATGGAACCGATCTACAACTACTTCAGAGAAATAAACCCAAGAGCTTGTGAAGAATCTGTATGGTCAAATAATGACAGTGATGATGTTGTAGCTTTTTGTATAGAGGTTCCTGCTGGAGCAAAAACAAAGAATCAAGTTGGTGCTATTGATTTGCTTAGTCATGTAAAGAGTACACAACAAAGCTGGGTAATACCGGGAACTAATAAGAAACTTTGCACACAACCTTGGTTAGTACATAATGTATCTAATACAATTAACGTAAAACCAGACGAATGGGAAGAGGTAGAAAAATTTATCTACAAAAATAGAAAGTTTTTCTGTGGCATTTCTTTATTGCCAATTACTGGAGATAAGGATTATCCCCAAGCACCATTTACTGCAATCTACTTACCAACAGAGCAGGTTCGTCATTATGGGGACGCATCCTTGTTTGTTAGCGGTCTTATAGAAGTTGCCCTTAACTTATGGGAAGATAACCTATGGGCAGCGTGTGACTCGCTCCTTGGTGTTGGAGCCAAAATAAAAGGCAACGGAAAAAAAGAATGGTCTGATAGATGCAAGAAGTTTGCAGAAAAGTATTTTGAAGGCGACCTAAGAAAACTAACATACTGCATGAAAGATGTTTACAACTGGAAAGAGTGGGTTGATTTAAACAGAGAGTACACCTCTGTAGATTACACAACCGTTATAGAGGAAGAAAACAACGTTAAGCCAGAACAGGAATGGGCTTGCGCTGGAGGGAAATGTGATATTATTTAGGATTAGTTATGACCAACTATAATTTTTTTGAAACCAAACTACTTCACGACTCAGCTAAAAATCCTACTAAAGGCCATATTGATGATGCTGGATGGGATTTATATTCCTCTGAAGCTGTTAGTATACCGGCTGGAGCTACAGTATTAGTATCAACTGGTGTAGCTATGGCTATTCCTAATCGCTATGTAGGTCTAATCTGGGATAGGTCTTCTATGGGTGTAAAAGGAATACATAGACACGCTGGTGTTATAGATTCTGGATATAGAGGCGAAGTAAAAGTATGCTTACATAATACAACAAATGAAACCTATCATGTAGAAAGAGGAGATAGAATAGCTCAACTCTTAATACAAGAGGTTCCTGTATTTAGACAGCATGTAGTAGACGAACTAGACACTACAAGCAGAGGCGATGGAGGTTTTGGTTCTACAGGTAAATAAATGCCAAGAAGAAAAAAAGAAGAAACTGGACAACAAACAAAACGAAGAAAAGCACTAAAGCCAAAAACTAAAAATCAAGAAGACTATGTTAGGGCCATAAGTTCTAATGAGGTATGTTTTTGTACAGGTCCAGCGGGAACAGGAAAAACAGCAGTAGCAGTTGGTTTAGCCTGTGACTACCTTTTAGACAAGAGGGTAGAAAAAATAATTGTCACTAGACCAGTTATTGAAAGTGGTAGAGGTCTAGGTTTCTTGCCCGGAACTTTTGAAGAAAAGATACACCCTTATCTTATACCTGTGCTGGAAGAGATGCAGTTTAGGTTAAATACAAACAGAGTTCAAGCGTATAGAGAAGAAGGCAAGATTGAAGTAGTACCTTTAGAATATATGAGAGGGCGAAATTTCCATAACTGCTTTATGATACTAGATGAAGCCCAAAACGCCACCTTTGAACAACTAAAAATGTTTATAACTAGAATTGGCTGGGATTCAAAAGCTGTTATAAACGGCGACATCGACCAAACAGACTTACTCAATAAAGACAGAGGCGGCTTGGAAGAGTTTTTAGAACGTCTTGAGGATGTTGTTGGTGTTGGAATAGCAGAATTAACTGACGAGGACATTATCAGAAACCCAATAATTTCCAAAGTTTTAAATGCTCTTTACGATTAGAGTTTGACGCTTTTTATTTTTGTGATAAAATACGAGAGGGTACGATGCCAACCTACGATTATTCTTGCAGATCATGTGGAAAAGTTTTTGAACAAACTCATGGGTTCAACGACTCTCCTTCCCCCTGTGTTTGTGGAAGCTCAGACTTATCTATAATCATTCACCCTCCTACAGTTTTCGTTAAAGGCGAAGCTACCACCATTGGTCAGCTTTCTGAAAGAAACACCAAGCAGATGGGAAGATATGAGCTTGAAGATAAACGTAGAGAGCAAAACAAAGGAAACAACAAAAAGAAAAAGGATGCTAGTTGGTATCAAAAATCCGGCTCTGCATCAGCCTCCGAGATCAAAAAAATGACACCGCAACAAAAAGCTAATTACATACAAAAGGGTAAAAATGACTGAAGAAAGAGTCAGAAAACCCAAAGTCAACGACCTTGGACAACATGAAATATTATGCGCAGACTGCGAACAAGTCCTTCTAATAATGATGCAAACAGAAGAGAGTGACAAGGTAAATAAAATTAAAGTCACAAATTGTCCAAAATGCGGAGGGGAAAGTTGGGTAAATTCTCTAGTCGGTAAATACTTCATGGCTCAAGCTGATGGTATGATTATTAGAGAAATGGATTTTGACGAGGAAACAAATATTATGAAAGTGAGTATGATGTAATGGACGCTTCAGAATTTATACAAGACAAAAATCTAGAATACTCCTACTTTGGAAAAGATGGAAACCTTACAGAACAAAGGAAGTCATCTCTAGCCTACTATCTAGAGGAAGATGGAACAGTAGGGCAACACTTTGTAAAGTTCTATAGGGGTAGCATCTTTGATCCATACGGAATGGACGCAAATAGAGCAAACTCAAATTCCTCTAATGAGTCTTCATTCATGGGAGAGTTTAGAAAAGTAAACGAGAAAACATTTAAACTCTACATAGATTACCTAAAGACTCGACAAAGAAACAAATTAGTTTGGGCCGAAAGGGAATATATCAATGTCTAAAAAAGGCAAGCTTACTAAGATAGAAAAATTCTATATAGAAAACAATAAGGGTAAGACCCTCGAAAATATAGCAAAAGATCTAGACAGAACTTTAGCTTCTGTTAAAAAATACGCTGACTCTATAAACGAGACAGAGCATGTCACCAACACTAGAGAAGACGAAGAGCAATCTAGCGTAAGTGATCTTATGGGAAGAAAAGAAAAAAGAGGAGTTACAATAATGACTCAAGCTGCTTCGGAACTGTCTGATGAAACAAGACCTAACAGGAAGCAGAAATCAACTAAGTATAAAGATTCTATTTTTGTAATAAGAAAAGAAGATGAGTAACGTATCTAAATCAATTAATAGTTATGTTAATGTATATGCAGACTCTAATCCTATATGGATAGCTGAGCTTAATAATGGTGAGATGATTTACCAAGATGATGGTAAACCGGATTGTCATCCAGAAAGCGCTTGGCTTAGACTTAAAGAATACTGCGAGCAAAACGACTTATCAATAAAATCAATATCTGTAAAAAATAGATCAATTCAAAAACAGATTGTCTCAGATGCAGACTCTTTTACTTTCTGTAAAAGTGCAGGAGCATTAATGTTTGGCGGGCAAACTAGCCACTCTTTTGTTTTTGGTTACGTTAATGACGGAGTGTACAGAGCTAAAAAAGTCAATCTGCCTGAAATGATAATAGATCGTCCTGAAAAAAGAAACATTGAAGATTATAGAAATTTGATCATAAGGGGTTCTGGGAAAGTTGAGCTACAAACATAAAACAACTGGTCAAGATTGTAATGCCGCTGAATATATAGCAGAGATGGTTTGTTTAAGAAAAGCCGAATCAGAAAATGTTGGTAAGCCAGCATACGCTCTATGGAATACAGATAAGTGGAAAAGGCAGTTTAGAAGCCAAATAAGTAAGGCTTATAATCTTTTAAAAAAATACAGTGACAAAGCTATAATAAATGCTTTGAATTCTTACAAAGGCAAAAGTATCTACTCTTTGCGTGTAAAATTTCTTGAACCAATTATAAAATCTGAACAAAAAAAATTAGACAAGATTGAAACGTATAGAAAGCCCGCAAAGGAATACGAAGACTTTACGGACTCTAAACCTAGAAAACAATACGGAAAAAAAAGTCAACTCAACTTCTTGAGGGATTTAGATGGCGAAAAAAAAGACAATGAGTAGTAGTGACATAGCCACGGTAAACAAACAAATTATAAAAGACTTTGGTGATGTTGTAAGAACTGGTAACGAACTTTTTGACGATATAAAAGATAGGAAGTTGTTGCCAATTAGTCCAGCCATAG